TCCTCGACAGCGGCAAGATGCGCGAGGGAAAATCGATCGCGCCCGTCTTGATGGAGCTTGTGGGTCAGGACATGGACAAGAAAGAGGGCGAGCCGATCGGCGTTTGCCGCATCAGCAACGAGGTCGCAGCAAGCAACGCTCTCCTGGCCGGCGCGATCGACGCCGTTGGGACAGCCGACCTGGGCGAGGCTATGTACAGTGCCCTGGGTAGCGGTTCCCATCGGAACATGACTAAGTGTCACCGCCTCATGAACGGCCACCAGTCGTGGCCAGACACATCAAAGACGGAGGGAAAACAAAAACTAATCGAAATGTTCAATCAGAAAGTTTTTACCGACAGCGCCACGGTGCAGGTGTTCCAGGACGCGAACCGTAAATGGCGCATTGAAATTGAGCGGCGTGACGATGACTAGCGGGCAGCAACCAGACTACCCGTTTAAGAAGCCGGCCCCCTCGAGGCGAGTGGTGGGTGCGATGCGCACCTGCCTGAAATGCAGTGCTGCGTTCCACAGTTCGTGGGTGGGAAACCGCATCTGCAAGGTCTGCTCGCGCCACGGCGCTGGGCCGCTGAACGCCAGTAGAAAAAAGTAGTGTCTGAAAAACTACCGGGGGTTTGTCCTTTAGTTTCAATGAATAGCGACTACTACGTTCTACTTTTGGGTAGAAGCCAGTAGATAGGTGTATTTCTTAATGTTTTCAAGGTCTTACGCCTTCTACTACGACTACCCCCCTTACGGGGGTGCGCCGCTGGCGCGGCACCCCGTAAAGGTAATGGAAATTTTTGGAGGCCGGCATGTGTGAATTATGCAAACTGCGCTACATCATTATGGCCATGAACGATGCCGGGGAAGACATTATTAATGCCCTGGACAGCGGCTCTTTCGATGGCGCAGTCGAGACGATCCTCTCTTTCGCTGAAAGCGCTGCCGGGGAGTATTGTTACCTCGTTGCGGGGGATATTGACCAGGTCGGAGACCCCCCAGATCATGCTGGGGCGATCAGGCGGATATTCGAGGAGAAAAAAGCGGACGATGTCTGGAGGCGTGACCATGCTGGTTTTAGGAATTGATCCTGGCTTGAGCGGCGGCTACGCCTTCCTCAACGGTGCAAGGCTGGAGGCCCTTGGCCGCATGCCCACGTTCAAGCCACTCTCTCAGAAGGCGCGCATGGTGAACGCTCGAGAGCTGGTGTCGGTGGTCACGGGGTATGGCCCGATCGCTATGGCGGTGATCGAGATGGTGCATGCGATGCCGGCTCAGGGGGTGTCGAGCACGTTTACGTTCGGGCGTGCTACCGGCGCCGTCGAGGCCATCGCCATGGGCTGCTCACGGGATGCTATCTGGGTTGCCCCCGCAGTGTGGAAGAGGCACTTTGATTTGCTGAAGAAGCCAAAGGCCTCAAGCCTTGAGACGGCCTCCCATTTCTGGCCAGAGCGCGGCGATCTGTGGAAGGTCAAGGCGAACGACGGCGTTGCCGAGGCTGCACTCATTGCGAAGTGGTATCTGGACACGCGCTTGAAAAGAGCGTAAGGAGAAAAATTATGGAGACACAACAGAGTTTGATTGCGGCCCTGACCCTGCTAGCGCTAGGCGGCATCATCGGGGACTATGCGACAACCGAGAAGCTCCGACGCGCAAGCGGGTTTCGTAATTTTAATCCAGTTGCGAAGTGGCTCATCGATCGCTTCGGGAAGTGGTGGGCGGTGCCTAACCTGGTCACCGCGGCAGGCGTCGTGGTCGTCGGACTTTACGTAGCGTGGCCCGTGAGTTTAGCGCTTCTCGCAGCGTTCATCGCCCTCACCGGCTACGCCATAATCAGAAACATGGGAGAGCTGCGTAAGTGAGGCATTACACCTACGCCCTCATCGACCCGAGAACGCTTAAGCCTTTTTACATAGGCAAGGGCCTGAGCGCGAGGCGCTTCGCGCATTTCAAATCCAGCTACCCTGTCGACAAGCGCAAGAACCCGGACAAGATGGCCGTCATCGATAGCATCGAAGACGATGGCCTCAAACCCCAGGCCATGGTGCTGGGATGGTTCGACAGCGAGGCAGAGGCATACGCAGCCGAGAAGGTCGAGATCGCCAAGCATGGCATTAAGAACCTGACTAACAAAAACAAAGGCGGTGCCGGTGGTCATGGGCCTCAGGGCGGGGACAAAAATACTAATCGCCTGACGATTAAGGAAGAGGCGTTCTGTCAGGCGGTCGGGTCAGGCCTCAGTCAATACAAAGCCTATCGCAAAGCGTACAACGTCAAGCCGAAGACGAAGCGACAGACGATCGACGCTCACGCATCGCGTGTTGCCAACAAAGACAAGATCGCGGCAAGGATAGCTCAGATCAGAGCACCAGTCGTTGCGCAGAGCCAGCGAACGTTCGAGGGTCAGCTGAGTAAATTTGACGCTGCATTTGATTTAGCCCAGAGCACCGATCAACCAGCGGCGATGACCGGAGCAGCTCGAGAGCAGACGCGCATGCTCGACCTCTATCCGAGTGAGAAGACCGAGGTTCTGCTTCGGGGTGACGCCCTGGTGTTACGCCTCCAGAAGGGGCGACAACGAAACGCAGAGGACAAGCGCTGATGCACACCGATAAGGCTAGAGGCGTCGCAGCCGACGGCGCCCATATCCAGAAGAACCACGCCTTCGGCAGGCCGGCTCCAGGCAGCGGCACGATGCGCATCTGCAAATCGTGCGGCGAGAAGGAAACCGCCTACACTGTCAACGCTGAGTGCGTTGGGAGGCCGGCAACTGGTGTGACGGAGACCATTCATGACTATGATCCAATCGGATGATGACCTGACTGCCGAGGAGCAGCTTTTAGACGACCTCGCCGAGTGCTACGCAGATCCCCTTCATCACGTCTTGATGTCGTACCCCTGGGGGGAGGGGCAGCTCACCGGACGCAATGGTCCGATGACGTGGCAGCGCGATTTCTTGATCCAGCTTGGTGACGAGGTCAAGCAGCGAGCCTTCGACGGCGTGCATGCCGTCACACCCATTCAGTTCAGCACGGTCTCTGGTCACGGCGTCGGCAAGTCGTGCCTGACTGCCTGGATAATTCGATGGATCATGGACACCCGGCCATTTGCGCGCGGCGTCGTCACTGCTAACACTAAGGAGCAGCTTCGGACTAAAACTTGGGCCGAATTGGCGAAGTGGCACAACCTTGGCATCACGAATGACTGGTACACGCTAAACGCTGGAGGCTCAGGATCGTTGAACCTCTATCACCGGGAGCACGGCGAGATGTGGCGCGTCGACGCCGTCACCTCTGACGAGCACAACTCCGACGCTTTTGCCGGCCAGCATAATCTCACGTCGACGAGCTTCTACATCTTCGACGAGGCAGCTGGTATCCACGATAAGATCCATGAGGTTAGGTCCGGCGGCTTGACCGACGGCGAACCGATGACCTTCGATTTCGGTAATGGTACGCGAAACAGTGGCGCGTTTTTTAAGAACATGACCGGTAAACTTCGTCATCGTTTCATCAGGCGACACATCGATAGCCGTGACGTTGAGATCACCAACAAGGAATATCTTGAACGTCTCATCGCCGATCACGGCATCGACAGCGACTACATTAAGGTGCGCGTCCTGGGGCAGTTTCCATCGGCGTCTGCGAAGCAGTTCATCTCGACCGCCGACGTCGATGCCGGGGTCGGTCGGGAGATGATGCGGCATCAGTACAACTTCGCCCCCGTCATCATCGGCGTCGATCCAGCTTGGACAGGTGACGACGAGTTCGTTATCTACATGCGTCAGGGGCTGTCGTCCAAGATCTTGGGCGTCTACGATCGCAATGACGACGATGTCCAGATGGCTAACCTCATCGCCCAGTTCGAGGATGACTATCGAGCTGATGCCGTCTTCGTCGATGGCGGCTTCGGGACCGGCATCGTGTCCGTAGGCTCAGCCATGGGTCGAGAGTGGACGATCGTGTGGTTCGCGTCAGCAAGCAGTGATCCAGGCTGTTTGAACAAACGCGCCGACATTTGGAATGAGATGCGCAAGTGGCTCAAGGCGGGGGGCTCGATCGAGGACGACGATGACTTGCGCTCAGATCTGACGGGCGTCGAGCTGGTCCCCCGCGTCGACGGCAAGAAGCAGCTCGAAAGCAAGGATCACATGCGCTCTCGAGGCTTGGCATCACCCGGCCGCGGCGACGCCCTGGCTCTTACGTTCTCTTTCCCGGTCGCCTCGAAGTCCGTTGCCTTTAACCCCCCAGCCGTTGATCAGATGCAAAGCGACTACGATCCGCTGCAGTAGACAGCCCTATATATTGTGTGCTAAGGCGGATGCTATGGATGTGATCCTCGTATTTGGCGCCGATAATGACCACCCATTAGCCTGGCTTCTGAACAAGAGCACCCGCCACGTATGGTGTGCCGTTCGCGAAGAGCACCAGGGCTACTGGGTCAGCTACAACTGGCATTGTGGTCTACCGATCATGCGCACCGAGGCGCCGATCGACTTCGATCTCGCCAAGCACTACCGTGATCTGGGCCTCGACGTCGTCGAGATGGAGGCAGGCACGAAGCCGGTGCGCGGTCCTCTGATGATCAACAACTGCGTGGGCCACGTCATGGTCGTGTGTGGCATTCGAGCGCGCTTCATCTACACCCCGTGGCAGCTGCTCAAGCATGTGAGAGGCCGATCGATATTTCAAAAAGCAAAACGTGCCTTCTCGTTGCTGCAGTTTGCTCCGGGGCTAGGCAGCCTCATGAAGGCCATGCCTCCGCCGCCGCCCCTTCCTCCCCCTCCCGTAGCCGTTGCACCGCCCGCGGTACCGATATCGCAGGCGGCGCGCAACATTCAGGCCAAGGAGCGCAGGCTCAAGCGAGAGGCCAGAGATCCAAGCGCGTCCATTACGGACGAGAGCACACCCGACACACTGCTAGGATAGGAAAGCACGATGTTCTTCATCCCCGGTTTTGGTGGCGGCTCTCCGCCTCCGCCTCCTCCGCCTCCTCCGCCTCCGCCTCCGCCTCCTCCGCCTCCGCCTCCTCCCACGCGCGTCGACCCGTCGGTCCAGGCTGCGAGGCAGAAACAGGTCAACCAGGCCAAGAAGAAGGCAGGTCTGAGTGGCAACATCAGGACACCCGCTTTGCTTGAAGACGCATCGATCGCACAGAAGACATTGCTGGGGAATTAGACCATGGCTAACCTCGCACGCAAGAGCAACAATGGCCTGTTGATGGACGCCCCTGATCGGCTCGACTTCCCAACTCTCCACCTGTCGGGTGAGCAGGTCGCCGACTTGGGCTTGTGGGAGCATGAGATGGGAGCGACGACAAAGATGCAGGCGTCAGTCCGCGTCGCCGCGAAGTCTCAGGATGCTGGCGAGGAGCGCCATGTCACCCTGGAGATCATCGATGCCGTCGTCGCTCACCCTGTAGGCATCAACGCAGATCGGATGTTCCCGACGACCGTCGCAGCACTCCCGAGGCAGGGCGTCAAATGACGGGACGCAACACACCTGTCGATGCGACTGTCGGTGTCCGTATGGAGGAGCATTTCTAATGCCTCTGCTCGTACCCGGTAATCTAGGTGATAACATCCCGCCTAACGGCAAGCGCTCAGCCGTGCTCAAGAGGTATGTCAAGCTTGAAGACGATCGCACGTCGTGGCGCAATCACTGGATGGAGATCAGCGATTACATCCTGCCTCGCCGTGGGCGGTTCCTTTACGAGACGACGAACCAGCGAGGCAAGAAGCGTAACAGCAAGATCATCGACAGCACAGGCACGCAGGCCGTGCGCACGCTCGCCGCCGGCATGATGTCCGGCATGACAAGCCCCGCTCGACCGTGGTTCAGGTTTGCTCTTCAGGACCGCGAACTCCTGGACAGGCACGAAGTGAAGGTCTGGCTGGGTAGCGTCGAGTCCGTCATCCGCGGCGTCCTGCAGCAATCCAATTTTTACAACAGCGCTTTCACCGTCTATTCCGAGCTTGGCGCTTTCGGCACAGCGCCTCTCTATCGGCAGAAGTCTGTCGACAGCGTGATCAGGTTCAGGCCCTTCACGGCAGGAGAGTATGTCATCGCCGAAGACGACCGGGGCGTCGTCAACACGCTTGGTCGATCGTTCACGATGACCGTCTCGCAAATTGTCGAGAAGTTCGTCATGCCTCCAGGTAGCACCAAGGAAGACTGGACCGGCGTTAGCCGTGCGACGAAGACGCTCTGGAACAACAAGAGCTACGACGCGCTGGTGTCTGTTATCCACCTCATTGAGCCTCGTCGCAATTCCGATCGAGACCTCAAAAGCAATGACCGCCGGAGTATGCCCATCAAGTCTGCCTACATGGAAGTCGGCGCTGAGAACGACGATCTCATGTTCGAGGGTGGTTTCAGAAGGTTCCCTGCGTATGTCCCGCGTTGGGATGTCCTGTCCGGTGATGTCTATGGTCGCAGCCCCGGCATGGACCACCTTGGTGATGTCAAGCAGCTGCAGCAGCAACAGAAGCGCAAGGCTCAAGCCATCGACAAGATGGTTAACCCGCCCATGGTGGCGCCCACGTCGCTGCGCGGTAAGCCTTCGAGTGTCCTGCCTGGTGGTACGACGTATGTAGATCCTCTGACAGGGCAACAGGGTTTTCAACCGGCTTACTTGGTTCAGCCACGCCTCAACGAGATGGCTCTTGATATCAGAGAGGTTCAAGAGC